ATGTAGGCATATTACCCATGTAATCAGTTGAATTAATGCTATTGTTAGGCATTAAACTAGATGTTTCACTTGAGCCACCTAATAAAAAAACAGTTTGTGATTGAATAAAATTATTAGTTATAAATATTGGATTTGGTATTGAAGAATTAGGAACACTAAACCATTTATTCATAGCATATTCATATAATATCTTTTGTGAATTATATTTAATTCGTTCTTCTACTCCTATGAAATTATCTTGTAATTTATTGAATTTAGTTAAATCAACAACACCTGTAAAGCTAAATGTTTCAACGCAAATATAAATCCCTTTACTATACTTTATAACATCACCTTTAGTGAATACAAAGCCAATAGGAAAGAATAAAAAAGTATCATCTAAATCGTAATCAAATGTAGAACCATCTTTATAACCATTAAATGCAAAATCCCACAAAGATTGAACTGGTTTTGTTATAACATATAACCACGCTAAAAACTTTGATTGTCTTAATGTAGGCGGTGCTATTTGTGAAGCAACTATTTTATTATCATAACTATATATGCTCATTATTGTGCAATAAAGTTTAATTTATCAGTAAAAGTTTGACCAGCAGTAGTTTCTTCAGTTACATAACCAGCATTAGTTGGATATATTGGTATTAAAGTAGTTTTGTTTTGAACTAAATAAGTTGTACTAGCAAAAGCAACGCTATCTGGTCGTATTGCTACATTATTTAATACTACATCAGTAACTCCAGTTGTTGTTTGAATTGCATCAACTAAAGCACTTAATTTAAAGCTACCATCAAAATCAATATTAGCTAAATAAGTATTGATTGAAGTAATTACGTTTGCCGAAATAACAGCAGAATATTGACCATCATAATAAATAGATGCATCCACTAATAATTTATCACTTGCAGTACTAGATATAATGTAATTGATACCAGCAAAAGCCAAATCATCAACGTAAGCATTTGCAGCAACCAATTCAGGAGCTGATAATGCCACTGGCGGTTCTGATTTAGCTAATTTAATTAGTACAGTTCTTGTTGCAGTTGTTTTAACAGCGCATCGTGTTACTATTCTTTTTGTCGCATCAATAGTTGTATAGTTAACAGCAAAATTACTATCAACTTGTAAAACTTGCGGAGTTGTCGCATCATATTGAAATAAAAGCATTTTAGATTTAAACCATTGATTTGTTCCAACTGCTGCATTAGTTACAATAGTTTCTAAATCAGCTTTAAACAAGTCCCAAAGCACTTCTTGTAAGTACATTTGAGCAGCAACAATATATTTCCATAGCGTGTAAATAGCAGAGTTTGAAACGCTATTTAAACCACTTAATCCTGTTTGTGCGGCTTGTTCCGCATCCATGTCTGCAATAATAGTATCTATTGAACGTGCCATTTATAGTTGATTTGGTAAAACAATTTCACCAGTTACTACTGGCGCTAATGTTGCTGTTACTGTATTTGAATTTTGATTGTCGTTTCCTAAAGTGCTATAATCTTGTATGTAAACTTGTACATTTGGATGGTCGTAATTTTGTTCTTCGTTTCTCCTAAGTAATTTACCGAATGTACTATATTGTTTATTGTGTACCGTTTGCCAAACGCTATCTAACAATGTTAATATAGTTGTATCTTCATCTAAATAGCTTTCAAAACAAACATGTAAACGTACAGTCATATCATACTCTTGACTAACTGCAAACTTACCTTTATCTCTATAATTAGATGGTAGAAACTCAATAAATATAGCAGGATATAAAAACGGATTTTCTTCATTCTCACGCTCCAATTGGTTATTCCATAGTGCAACGTGTTTAATGCCTGTAATAGCTCCTAAATCGGTTTTTAATGAGTTATATAAAGTTAGTTTAGACATTATGCAAATGTAATATTATTTATTGAAAATTCGTTTTATTGTTACATCCATTTTAGCAATAATTTTTCTATTTAAAACACCACTATAACCTATAAATTGTCTTTTAGGCATTTTAAAGGAACTTGCACCTACATTATATGATGCTCCTTTTAATTTAATAGTTTTTGAACGACCTTTTTTCCACACTCCATTAACAAAACCACTACTACCTCTAACTTTTGCTGTTATTGTTGAACTTCTTTTATGTGCTTTACGGTAAATAATACCGCCATCATTGTGCATTTGAGCATAAGGTACATCAGTTAATATTTTAACCGCTAAAAATCCAAAACGCTTAGTTCTAATTGACTTTCTTAACCTTCCTGATTGCACTAATATAGCTCTACTTCTACCTCTAGTTTTAGCTATTCCTCCCGATATTTCGCCTTTTCTAGCCTGCCATCTTTTCAATCCTTCATCAGTAAATCCTTGATTCCTAAAAGATGTTGTAAAATGACTAACAGCTATAATACCCATAGCATCCACTACTTTTTCAAGTTGTGGTTTAAAAGCCTGTATGTCATTTAATATCTTTTTATGTTCTGCAAATGTTGCCATTAGTTTATTGCTATAAAAAATAATTGACAATAATGTAAACCTTCTTTATTTTTATTTAATAAAATATGTGTAAAAAAATGTATTGAATTAGTTAGTTGTTCGTTTACGTTACCTTTATTTATTAAGTTGTTAATCATCTAGGTTTAGGCATATTAAAATTGTTAGCAGCCAAATTCTTATCTTTAGGTTCAACTACAAAATAAGGATGTTTATCACTAAATACTATCTTATCTTTGCCGGCATTCATCATAAATTCAGGCGGTACTGTTTTAGGTTGCGTAAATCCTTTTAAAGAAGTCTTATCAGTATCATCACTTTGTAAAACAGTACATCTACAATTCCAACCATTCGGTGGAAAATAATTGTTCCAAAACTTATCATCAACTGGCCGCTTAATCTTATCTAACATAGCGTGTTCAGGACGTACTCTGCCATCTCCTACTGTTACATATTCTAACATTGGTAGTAACTCTTTATTATTCTCAATATCCATCCACATTGACGCAGAGCGACTTTGAGATATGGCTGCGTTATATTCAGCTCTTAAATAATTTTCGTTATAATTTTTGAATATATCAGTTGCTGTTTTTTTATATTCACTAAATAGCTTAATCCTATCTTTGTCATAAATAGCATCAACCATTTCACGTACTTGATGGTATTGTTTAGCTCCACTAAATACATAAACATTATTGCGTAAATCATTTAACATGTTATAGTCTGGACTATTCCAAGCTACATCACTTAATGTTTTACCAAAACCATTGTAAACTCCATTGGTTAATTTTTCAGCTACTTTTTGATAGGTAACTAAGTCTAAGGATTGCGGAGTGATTAAACCCGAATAAACACCAACTACTATACGTTCAATTTCTTCGTCTGAAAATATATTTATTGGTGCTGCATTTTGTATGTCGCAGAATGAACACACTATTTGTAAAGATTATCTAATCTATTTTTGATATTTTCAACAGAACTTTGATCCATTACTTCAATAACTTCACTACCATATTTTTCATCTAGGTATTCAGCACTAAAAGTAAATTTACCAGTTTTAATCAATTCAATATCTAATTTAGATTGCTCTAATAAAGATAGTTCTTCTTCAGTTTCAACTTTGATTTTAGTATTTGGTGGGAATATACCTAATCTTTGCATCATAGGTACTAATTGATAATTTAAAACACCTTCTATAAAAAATTCATCGCCATACGATACATTCTTTAAAACACGTTCTTGAACTTCAGCACTACCTACAAAAGATTTCTCATCCATTGTTGCAGTTTGCCCTAAAATCAGTTTACTTAATTCACTATTGCAACGTGCTATCATCATGTCAAACACTTGGTAAGCATCTGATTTACCGCTATCAACTATCTCAATTAAATCGTCAGTATCAAACACACCATAACTAGAAGTACCTAAGTTTTTAAGGAAACCCTCCATATTTGCTCTAGTTTCTTCATCTCTTACATTTGTTTTACCAATTCTTAATGGCACTCCAAATACTTCGCCATATTCAGCCCAAGCTCCTAAAGCGTTTTTTTTCCAAATAACTAATGGAGCTGCTTTCATTAACAAACCTAAATCACGGTCACGACCAACACCAATACACCAGTTTTTATAAGGATTCTCTAAATAATCAGCACCTTCTAAATCAGCATAGCTATTAGTTACTATATGAAATTCAGGCTTAACGTATTCTCTTGGTATTAATTCAACTGCTTTAAATGTATCTTC